TAATAAAGATAATAGTAACAAAAATCCACATATAACAAATATACAACAAATGGGAGGTAAACGAAAAATAAAAAAAAGAAAGAAAACAAAGAAAATAAAGGGAACAAAAAAAAAGTAAGAAAACTGTAAATATAATCGAAATATGCCGTCTTTACAAATTTTCTTATTAAAAAATTGAAATAGTTTTTGTTAAATATGTATTACAATAGTAATAAAGTAATAAAATCATAAATGGTAATAGTATTAATCGCTTTAGTTGTAGCTATATTGTTATTTGTATCAATTGTTTATGAAGAGAGACAAAGTAATAAATTTTAAAACATTATTGTATATTTATCTGTAAAAATAATGTGAAAAATATATCAACTATTTATTCGTTTTAACCAACAGTGAAGACAATATTGTTTACGAACAATGACAAATGTAGGATGATATGTATCTTTAACCACTATTTTAGATTCTACTGGTTCAACTTGACAATCCTTACAAGGGAATCTGTATTTAACATCGTCATATGTTTCCTTTATTTTACTAACAGTATGTTCTTCAATTGATGTCTCATAAAAAAAATCAACTGGAGGAATTTTGATTTTTTTATTTTTTATTATTGGTTTGGGCATTTGTTATATATTTATAAATAATATTTATATATATTTAAGATGAAATATGTAGTATTCTTTTCCATGATGAAATCCTATTAATCGCTTGTAAATGTAAAGCAGGATAGCATGTTTTTGCGTATTCAGTTGTAAACAAATTATCTTCTGCGTGTCTTAAAACTCTATTCTTAAATAACTCTTCAGCTCGAGTGAATGTATTTTCAAAATTTTCGCCTCTGACATTTAATCCATAAATAAGACATCTATCAAAATCATAAGCACTTAGTAAATCAGCTTCTCTAACAATATGATATGCCGATTGGTATATACCTAAATTAGGAAATCCATTTACTTTTACCTTAGAATAAGACATAGTATTTATAATACTAGAAACAACATTTCTCTCTTCATCGCTTATTTTAATTTTATCTTTAAGAAATAACTCCATACTATGGAGTCCTTCTTCTTCTTTCATATATTTTTTATCACACATATCATGTAATGTAGATGCTAAATAAATAATATTTTCATGTGATTTAATACCAGGATTTAGATAAACTTCCTTTTTATAAATGTTATGAGCATAATGTAGAACATCCATACTATGAGTTATGTCATGCGAACTATCAATATTGTATTTTTTAGAAGTAAATAGTATAAATTTACAGAGTTCATTGAACATTTTAAAGTTCATTTGTGTGAATAATAATAAATATTATTTGTTATTATTTACGTTCAATTTTAAATTTTAATAAGTTGATTGACTAGATACAACTTTGGTATTTAAATCCGTAAAAAATTTGATATAACCAGATAAAATATGCTTATAAACTAATTTCAACGGAGGAAATTTATTACACATATGTAATCCAGCACGAATTTGAATTTCATTATGTAAAGATATATGAATAGATTTATAAATAAGTTCATCGGATGTCCATTCGTCTGAATTTTGACTAGAAGGTTCAATATAGGGAATATTTTGAGCTATTATCATCAATTCTTCGAGTTTGGTCATTTATTACATTTATTTATTTTTTTTTGCCTTTTTTGTCTTATTAAATCCAATCTTTTTTCTAAACTTCTTTAAATTCTTTTTAGTTCCTTTTTTAGATACTAGTTTATTTCCTTTTTTACATTTAAAGTTGTAAAAATCAATACCTCTTTTTTTAAATATGTTATCTCGACAAATAGTTATAGCAGCATCCTCATTATTATCATATGGTCTAACTTTTTTGATACATTTACATAGTTTATTAGCTAATATATCTTCAGCAGATTCTTTATAGGTCTTATTTTTCTGTTTTTTTATTTGATAATAATGAATAATTTTTTTATAATCTGTTTGGGACAAATCCATTAAAGTATATTATTTGGTGAGATTTTTTATAAATATATATTGTATATGATTAAAAAACCTTATAAAATAGTAGTATTTGATTTAGATGAAACATTGGGATATTTTACAGAATTTGGTATATTTTGCGACTGTTTAAATTATTATTTTAAGAATAATGAATATTCCGAAAAGAATTTTAATGAATTGTTAAATTTATTTCCGGAATTCTTAAGACCAAAAATATTATCTATACTACAATATCTAAAAATAAAGAAGAAAGAAAACAAATGTTATAAAGTGATGATATATACAAATAATCAAGGTGATAAATCTTGGGCTATGAATATAAAAAACTATTTTGATAAAGAATTAAATTATAAATTATTCGATCAAATAATAGCCGCATTTAAAGTAAGGGGGCAACAAATTGAGATGGGAAGAACATCACATGATAAGACAATAAATGATTTTATTAGTTGTACAAAACTTCCAGAAGATATTGAGATATGTTTTATAGATGATGTTTATCACTCTGGAATGAATGATGACAAGGTTTATTATATAAATGTAAAACCATATTATCATAAATTAAGTATTCAACATATGATGTTAAAGTTTTTAGATTCTAAATTAGGTAATGATGTAAGAGATAAACAACAATTTGTAAATTTGGTAGAAAAAGAATTTAAAAGATATAATTATAGAGTTTCTGAAAAAACAAAGGAAGAACAAAGTGTGGATGAAATTGTAAGTAAAAGAATGTTACAACATTTAAAGCAATATTTTTATGAAAGTAATGGTAAATCATTAAAAAGAAGACGAAAAGAAAAAAAGAATAAGTCTCTTAAAAAGAAATGAATTACCTAATCACGTGTAAAAATTTCATAGATTCTTCCATAAACTGAATTTTTTTAGCATATTGTCCTAATGCTGTGGTGGTAATTAAAAAGATTCCCGCTGAAAAGACTACCTTTCTATCAAAATTAGTGAAATTAGATTTATAAAAAGGATTGAACCGAATAATTAAAAATAATGAAATATAATATTTCATAGAAGTATCTAATAATCCCATAAATTCTTGGTGACTTGGATCAGAATATATAATTCCAAAATACGCAGTAAAATATAATATCCAAGATAAGTAAAGTACCCAATCAAATATAATTTCTTGATATTTCAAATTCATTATATAAAATATTTATATAATAAATTTTTAATGACTATATTAACAATTAACATCAATAGTAAGATTTGTTTTGGACATTTTATTTTTTTCTTTATAAATATCTAATTTTCTAGCACTAGAATCAGTAACATTTGAATATTTTGGCATCCAAAAATATGGAATAATTTTATCTTTATTATGAAAATGAGAATCGAATATTTCTCTATAATATAATTGTTCTACAGTAGTAGGTTTATTATGATTATATTTTTCACATTTGCTTTTGAAATCATTTTCAGAATATTGACTGTTTAACCTATCTTGAATAATTTCATACCACGACTTGTTATGTGAACTGACTCCATCACTAAAAGCTTCCTTAGACCTCCATAATACATTATTTGGTAACAATTCTGGATCATTTTCTTGAATAGATTGTCTAAGCAACCATTTTTCGATTTTATTATTGCTATTTTTGTTGTTATTATGATTTCTAAATTCAATAGGTAATGATAAATAATTATTAACAAATGTTCTATCTAAAAACGGAGTTCTTGCTTCCAATCCGTGACATGAAATAGTTCTATCACTTCTTAATACATCAAAATACTGAATATCATTTAATAGTCGTTTACATTCATAATCAAACTCCATATTATTAGGACAGTTGTGAAAATACATATATCCACCGGTCAATTCATCAGAACCATCTCCATTAAATATAACCTTAGCATCACTATGTTCAGATATATATTTAGCCACTAAATAATTTCCAACACTTGCTCTAACAGTAGTGGTATCATAACTTTCAATATTATAAATAACTTCGGGTATAGCATCAAAAAATTCTTGTTCAGAAAGAATAATTTCTGTATGATTACTGTTGATATGATCAGACACCATTTTAGCGTATTTTAAATCTGACCCTCCCATCATACCAATACTGAACGTTTGTAATTGACCCTTAGGAACCCATTTTGCTACTATAGCTGATATTAAACTACTGTCTAATCCTCCCGACAATAAACAAGCCAAATTTCTTTCTGAGTTAATAACTCTTTTTTTAACAGATTCAATAAGAAGATTATATATAGTAGAATAACAATAATCAATATTTGTGATAGGCATTAAACCCATATTGTAGTTAAAATTGGTATATTTTTTATAATCGGATATATGAAGAATATTCATTGATGAAATATGAATATTAATATAGGAACCAGAAGGAAAATCTGTTGTTCGGATATTAAAACCTCCAGTTTGTTTAAGTAGTGATGAAATAACAACAATATCTTCATTATTGGTTCCAATATACATTGGTCGAACACCAAATGGGTCACGAGCAGCATATATTTGTTGAATATTAGAATCATATATCAAAAAGGAAAACACGCCGTCAAGATTTTCTAGCGTATATTGAATACCATATTTTTTATATAAGTGAATAATACATTCACAATCAGAATTAGTTTGAGGAGTAATATTAAGATTTTTTAGTATATGTTTATAATTATAAATCTCGCCGTTACAAATTAAATATACTCCATCAATACAAATTGGTTGATTAGATATATCATCTAGACCATTAATAGCTAAACGATGAAATCCTAATATTAAATTGTTATTGATTTCCTTTAATACACTATTTTCAGGACCTCTAGATCGTCCTTTCATAAATTCTTTTGATATAATGGAATTAGAAATAGACTGATTAAAGGAAGATATTTTTTGTAACACAGCAAATATTCCGCACATATAAATAATAATAATTAAGGCTTTAGGTAATTTATGAAAATAATATATTCTGGTTATATATTAATACAATGTTTGGAGTAATTAACGGTATGTATACGTGTAATCACGAAAGGGTAGATGATATAAATAACAGAATAGCTGACAGAAATGTTCCATCAACTGGCCTTCAACCTCAATATAGTATAAGACCCGTAGCAACAAAATACGGATATATGCAAGTATTAGATCAATACAAAAAAACAACAGTTCCATTAAATCAATATACCCCTTATTCAACAAAAGCCATATTTAATCCAGGAAATGCTCAAGCACCATGGAGTGGGTTTTCGAACAATGTGAATGTTGAATCTAGTTTAAGAAATCAATTTTTCGCATTACAAAACTGTGAACAATCAGATTTTGTTCCCAAATCTACTAGTGATTTATATCAAACGAAGGTAGATTATGTTCCACAAAAACAAACTCATCCATTATTGTTTGAGAAGCCAGATTTAGAGCCTTTTAATCCAAATGTTCAAAATCTTGGAAACAATTTATTCAATAATCACACAAGATATCAATTAAAAGATAGTTCTTGTATGTAAAAAATAGAATATTAAATTCATTGAAATTATTAAATGGATATTTCAATGAATGAAATCGATAATATAACATTAAACTGTTTTGCGAACAAACAACAATATGAACATGTTATGAAAAAAAATGACTTTCATAATGATAAACAATTTTTATCAGATAAAAAATTCTATAAAAAAAGAGTAATTGATTTAACTAAAAAATTATTTAGGAATGATGTAGATGATTTACAATTGTATAGTACTTTTGATAGTTATACAAAATCATGTATAAATTATCTTAAATTTTTAGATAAGAAGGATATAATACAAGAGAAGTATAGTAATATTATAGATTCTAGTTGTAATAATTGTGATGTAGATGACTATGATATATCAAAATGTGATATACTATTCGCAAAAGAAGAAGAAGTAAAAAAAATAAATTTAGATACATTTGTTGTGAAGAAAAATAGTAAATCAAAACCTAAAATACTACCAAAAAAGGAAAGTGTAAATATTAAAACAAAGGAACATAAAACAAAAGGATTAAAAAAAAAGAAAAATATAAATAATATTTATGAAGAGAAAAACAAAAAGGACTAATGAATTATCTAACCAAAAAAAAACAAAAAGAAATCAAAGGAGTGGATACAAAAAAGTAAATTGTAGTCCAAATCCGGATAAGAAAAATTTTACATGTTATAGTGATAATTCTTTGATAAAAATGAAAAAATTATGGAACGCTCGACACCCTCGTAATAAAATAACTAGTAATAAATCTAAAGAAATATGGCATCAATTAAGAGAAAATATGTCAAGTAGTTGTGATAGAGAGTCATGTTGGTTAAGAAGCAAATTTATGGAGGGAAAAGTAGATAGCGAGTTATTAAATTATACATTTGCGCCAAAATCGCCAAAAATTTGGAAAACAGATGAATGGTTAAGTAGTTTAGATATAGAAGCAGTAATGAAACAATATGAGAAATATTATAAATGTTTTGAATTTTTAGGTCCATCACCTATTGATTTTGATCACCATAAATTATATGGTGAATGTGTTTGGGAGGAACTATGTAAAATAAATATTAGTGATATGATAAAAAGACATAAAAATAAAATAGGGATAATTTTGAATACAGATCCACATTATAAGGATGGAGAACATTGGATCTCTCTATTTATTAATATAAAAGAGAAATATATAATTTATTTTGATAGTAATGGCAATCCTCCACCCAAAGAAGTTAAAGAATTAATAACAAAAATTACGAATCAAGGCAAACAAATAGGTATAGATTTTGATGTGTTGATAAATAAACTTGAACATCAAAAAACAGAATCGGAATGTGGAATGTATTGTCTATATTTTATTATTCAAATGTTGAAGGATAAAGACAAAGATTATTTTTTAAAGAATAAAATTCCAGACGAAGAAGTATTTAAATTGAGAAAGAAATACTTTAATGGAAATTAAATATAAATATAAAAATAGATATATTATTAGTATTATATGGAGTTTAATAGTAATAATAATAAAGGACTTATTTGGGGTTTACTCCAAGAAAGTAATATTTTTCAAGGGATTGATGATAAACAGTTTCCCAAAATTCAGGCAATTTTAGAAGACACTATTAATAATATAGAAGCAACACAATCAAGTTATGATTTAATGGCAAAAAATAAAATGGCAATGGAAGAATTAATTTTTAAAATTAACACGGAAAAAAATAAACCAGTAAAATCAAGTAAAGTTCAAATGATTTATACATCAGACGACCTATCAAAAGAACGCAAAGATAATTTCAACAATAAATTGAAACAACAACAGGATAATCTGAATACATATATTAATCCCAAAGTTCCAGAAGAGCCCAAATTTAAAGATGATGGGGATAAACCAATAGGAGATGATATGGATAGACTTATAGCTGAAAGAATGGCTAATAGAGAGAGGGAATTAGATGTACCACAAATATCAAAAGAAGCAGAAGAATGGATAAATAATTCTAAAGAAGTTAAACCCTTACCTGAAATTCCTATTGATTCGGATAAAAAAGTGACATTTGATTTACAATCACAAGAAAAGATGCCTGTACAAGAAACTATTTTTAATAATGATACAAATTTATTAGAAAATGATAATTCTAATATAAAATTAGAAGTTAATGATATTTTTAGCAAATTAAAAAGAAAAACACTTCCTATTCGTGTTGATAATGACGATAATACCGATAAAAGATGGAATATTGAAGAATTAATAAATAAAAAAGAATTTGAACTATTGCTAGAAAACCAAGAAAAGATAATAGGATTTTGTAAGTCAATAATAGAAAAATTGAATTAAATATAAAATAAAATATTATGTATTAATACATACAATGAGTAGAAAAAACAGTAAAGAATTAATTATTAATAAAAGACGAACGATGAGTTCAGAAAGTATTGATAGTATAGAATCTAGAAGCATGAGTATTGGAAGTATAGATTCCGTGACTTTAATAGTAGAAAAAGAAGAAATAAAAAGTATACCTATAAAAGGATTAATAATTAAAGATAATAATAAGAAAAGAAGAAAGAGAGATGCTGAATTAGAATATATAGAAGCATCGCCCAATATCTCATATTTTAAACAAATAATTGCTAATAATGCCTGGGCAAGCAAGAACTAATCATATTTAATATATTAAAATTTAATATGATTATGAAAAATAAGAACAATTATTGTTTATAGAACAACTAATATATGCGAATAATTCATTTATTTTACCGCATATATTTTTATCTTTATATTCCATTAAATACTTATTTTTTTTATCTTTAAGCGGCAATTGGAACAAATTTATATTTTCCATCTGGTTTTTTAACTAATTTGCCTACGCGAATAAGATCACCCTCATCACCGAATTCTACAGCTTGATTATAACTATCTAAATCATAAACCTCATTTGTTTTAGGATTTCTAGCAAATTTCTTTTTAATACCATTAATAGGTAATGTGACTTCATCACCTTTCCATGTAACCTTAGGTCTATTTAATTTATCGACAGTATCCTTTTCTTCATTTGAAATAGAAGGTTTGTAAGAAAATGAACTTGGAGAT